TGCAATGGTAAGTACTTACCCTGAGCTACTCAGCCAATACGATCCTATGGATATTCATGAGGTAGATCACATTGATCCTGCGAAGCGTATCACATCCATCACCTTTGAGAGAAATAAAGAGCTGGAGATACAGATGCAGGAGAAGCTACTGGCTGCGAGCCTTTTCTATGAGCAAGTATTAACCCAATTACAGAACAAATGAACATAACACACGAACAGCAACCAATACAGCAGGAGGACACTATCCTCCTTGCTGTCATGGCTAAGTACTATGAGCGTTCAAAGAGAGGCCAGGCAAAGTACGGTACCAACCTGGATAGGACAGACGTTGATTTATTAGGATGGCTTGACCATCTCCAGGAGGAGCTGATGGATGCGACTCTGTATATTGAGAAACTAAAAAAGGACTTAGCAGAATAAATGAAGTGCTTTAAGATGCACTATTTAATTCAATTACACAAGAAAAACCAATGGATGTATAATATAGTGCTATTTACTGCACGAAATAATAAATCAATAATATGAAACAAACAGCAGTAGAGTGGTTGGTTGATGAATTAATACTAGAGGGTTTTTATGTTCCTAAAGTTTTTTATGACAAAGCCAAAGCAATGGAGAAGGAGCAGATAATGAAGGCTTTTTATAAAGGTAGGCAAGAAGAACAATATAAAAACTTATTTAATAACCACGTTAGAAAATCAGAAGAACAATACTACAACGAAACATATGAAAGCAACACTTGAATTTAACCTACCCGAAGACGAACACGAATTTTACTGCGCAACAAGTAAAACAAAAAGAAAAGAGTATATGAAAAAACTAAATTACGGAATTGAACCGTACCCGAAAGGAGAAAATAAAAAATACGAATTAGGGACTTTTATTGAGCCGATTATAATTGACACCAATGTTGCTCAAAATAGCCACTAACGTTCAAGTGTTTATGTCAGGCGGGGATTTTTGGCACTACCGCTTCATAGATGCACAAAAGTTAAATTAAGTGCTAATGTTTATTCAAAGCGTTTCAGCCCCGCTTGCATAAACACATTGTTGGGCGCAGTTAAATTATGTTCAATTTATTTCAACAAAAAAAAGCTACCCTTTTTAATGGCAAAAAGGTTAAAGAAGGTGATAAAGTTTATTTCATCAACTCCGATGGTGTGAGGTGCGAAGGTTTAATTCAAAGACGAAAATTTGATGTAAAACTTGAAGCAGCACACTACGGAACGCCACGTTCAAAAGAACCGCATAAAAAAACGATACTAAAAAAGGGTAGTCTGTTTTTTTGGAATGATGGTTTTTTGATTGAGGATTATGTCGGATTGGATGTAGTCGCTTAATTGCGCCCAACGTTCCGATTATTTGCGTTCGGTGGGGCGTTACACCACCAATGTTCAATTAACAAACTAAATTTCAAAATATGCACACAGATTCAAAAAAGCACGAAACCCCCACTGACGCAAATAATGTGTTGGCGGCTGGGCTTTCTCTCATTCAAGCTAAAGATGCTGCAATGATTGAAGGTAAAAAAGTAAGACACCGTTTTTTTATGGATGATGAATACATCTACTATAAAAGCGGATGTTGGTTTACACAAGATGGTTACCAAATACCTGATGTGTACTGGCTAAACGCTCAAGAACAAGGTTGGGATGATAGTTGGTCGGTGGTGTCATAGCCTTGCCGCCAACACAAAAGCAGGTGCAGTTTCAATTGCACTTGCTAACTGTTAACCGCCGTTTTAATGGCGTAAATTATTAAAATTAAATAAAAATAATATGAAAGCAAAACTAACATTTAACCTGCCTGATGATCAGCACGAGTGGGATAACGCAGTCAATGCCAATGCCATGTACTTAGCTCTGTGGGATCTATCTCAGGAGCTCCGCAGTATGTGGAAGTATCAGCAGTACAAAACTGAGGAGGAGTATGCTATTGTTGAGACCATTCGAGATAAGTTTCATGAGATACTGAGTGAGCACAACATAAACCTGGATAAATGATACCTGCATTAATAATATTGCTGGCCCCTGGCATTATATGGGGATGGATTTGGACCTTAACATTAATAATTAATTTAATCAAAAATGAGTGATTTCAAAGGAGAGGTGGTATTCATTACCCCAACAACAACAGTGAGCGAGAAGTTCAAAAAGAGAGATATAACCCTCAAGTCAGATGGTGACTATCCTCAGTACGTTACCTTCCAATTAACCCAGGACAAGTGTGACCTGGCTAATCATGTGAAGCCAGGTGATGTGGTGGAGGTGAAGTATAACCTTCGAGGCCGTAGATGGGAGGCACAGGATGGCACCATCAAGTATTTCAATACCATCGAAGCATGGACAATGAGCCTCAGCTCTGCACCTATTGTTGAAAATAAGTTGAAAAAAAATGAAGACTCTGACGATCTACCTTTCTGAGGGTGAAACATTCAGCCAATGGGCTGTGAAAACCGCTAATAATATGCTCAGTGACAGGTATCGGCTTGTTCACTTGGCACTTGACATGAAGGCTCCATACCATACCGTGAGGAGGTTCGTCGCAGGGGAGAACGTTGCCCTTGAGATTGTGGATAAGTTTATTAAGTTATATTTGTCTCATGTATACGCTACTCACCCTCATCCCCATAGCATGGTGGCTGACAGAATTTGAGCCTCTCCAAGCAACTATTGACCGCATCCCTATGTCATCATGGCTAAGGGATGCCTTCAGTTGTGTGAAGTGTGTCTCGTTTTGGCTTACTCTTATTGTTTCATTTGATTTCATCTTATCATGTCAGGCAGCTCTATTGGCTTACCTATTGAACAGAGTGATTGCGAGGTTGTAGATAGAGTGCTATCTCTGCCTGAGTCACTGAGATACTCTAAGCATTCGCTCATTGAGCTTCTGAAGGTGCGTATCAAATATCAGGGCAAGCAACCTCAGGAGTGCTTCTGTGCTTCTGTACGGCGGAAGGTATGGTTTAAAGAGTTCACTATTTGGTATGAAGAGTATCTTAGACAGGTTGGTCACGCAGCAGTATGAGGAGCTTGAAGCTTACACGAATTACCTACTCTCACGGATGGGCAGTCAGTTAGACCCATCAACTGTGATCTCCAACAGTTATCTGCACTGTGTTAAGATAGAATGTAGTGACCAGGATACCATGAAGAGCTATATGCTCAACACGATCAAGAAGCAAATCATGTGGTCAGGCTCTCAGAGTAATAGAGAGGAGTCAGTTAATAGCTCTGATGAGGTAGTCAATGAGATAGATGATACTACTGATCTTGACTCAAAGATTGAACAGGAGAAAGTATACAACAGAAACAAGGCCTACATCGAGATATATCGGTCCAGGTGTGAGGATAGGGTTAGTCAGATAGTGCTGAGTGCCTACGTTGATAAGGGATACAACACAGCGAGAGCCATGGCTAAGTACTTTGACATCCCTGTTACCTCAGCTCACTACATGATTTCGGATATTAAACAAAAACTCCGTGAAATACAATATAAGTATGACAATTAGCCAATTCATAGCCTCATGCTGTAGCCTGTTAGGTATCTTTACAGGCATTTCACTGCTATTCCATAACTATGATATAGCATCGTACACTGCAGGAGGGTGGATAATTGGGTATTATACGTTTCTAATTACATCAGAATATGAGCAAAAAGAAAATAACACCGAAAATTAACCCTGAATATTTGGGTAAAACCATTGAAATAACAGGACCTAACAGCGTAACTAAGCTTGAAGTGACTGAGGAGCTGGCAAAAGAGCACGCTTTCTACACGGCTATTGGTTTGGGTCATTTATTCATCATTGAAGATGCCAAGGCCGAGGATCAATGAAACGGCGGAGCAGTACATCTCACGATGTATGGCTGACCCTGAGACCCAAGAGAAGTATCCTGATCAGGCACAACGCTATGCTGTGTGTGGCTCCATGTATGACACGCCCCTTGGGAACTACAAGAACGTCTTTGCTCAGTCATATGATGACTATCCCAAGGCTGCCTCAGAGAATGCAAAGATAGCACTCAAGTGGGCTGAAGAGAATGGATGGGGATCGTGTGGCACAGGAGTAGGCAAAGCCAGAGCTAATCAGTTAGCAAAAGGTGAACCATTAACTGAAAGTACTATAGCACGCATGGCAGGGTTTGCACGTCACCGGCAGAACTCACAGCGAGAGCTCGGTGATGGATGTGGTAGGCTCATGTGGTTAGCCTGGGGAGGTGATGAAGGTATTGAATGGGCACAGAGAAAATTAAAACAGATTAGAGGTGAAAAGTAAGTACATTGAAACTCCTGAGGATCTACAGAGAATGTGGGATGACTATAAGGCTCAGTTGCCTGTAGATATGTTACCTGTGCTTTCTACGAAGACAGGTGAAGTAATGTATCTGCCTACTCAAAAACCTCCTACAAGATGGGGATTTGAGGCTTTTGTATGGTCTAAATATGGTCATGGAGTAAAGCAGTATTTAGATAACCAGGATAAAGCATATAATGAGTATCTGGGAGTCGTTACGTACATAAAGAATGATTGGACCGATGAGCACGTTACCGGTACCATGACTGGGAAATACAAAGCACCCAACCTGACAGCACGGGTGACAGGAGTCAATGATAATGTGGATGTCACTACCAATGGTCAGGCGGTCAATGACATCAAGGTCACGATAGTAACGCCTGACAGTGAGTGATCAGATAGACTACATGGCTTCGGTGGTGGAGGACTATATCCTTAAGACAAAGGGTGAGAAGGTTCGCATCAACAGGAGGCTGGTAGCAATGGATGGGAGGCAGTTGGTTATGCTATTCAATGCCTACCAAAAGATAGTACATGGAGCTGAAGAGCACGATCATATTTCAAAAGAACCACCAAGCCCTACAGGGTCCTGAGAGGTTCATTGTTAACGAGGGAGGGAGTAGGAGTTCAAAGACCTACAGCCTGTGTCAGTTGGTGATAGTGTACTGCCTGCAGAACAAGGGTAAGGTAGTATCTATTATTCGTAAGACTTTCCCTGCTTTACGAGCAACAGTATTAAGAGACTTTACGGAGATACTCAAAGACCTCGGTATATACTCACTGGAAGCCCACAACAAAAGCGAGCAGATATACACCTTCCCTAATGGGTCAATGGTGGAGTTCTTCAGTGTTGATGATGAGCAGAAGATCAGAGGACGGAAGCGTGACATTGCCTGGTGCAATGAAGCCAATGAGCTTTATTTCGATGACTTCACTCAGCTGAACATGAGGACAGAGCACAAGCTGATATTTGACTACAACCCATCAGACAACAGCTCGTGGCTGTATGAGCTACCTCCTGATGATACGGTGCTGATACGTTCAACCTACAAGGATAACCCATTCCTACCTCAGTCCATCCGGAACCAAATCGAGGACCTCAAGAGAACGGATGAGGCACTGTATCAGATCTATGCCTTAGGGCAGAAGGCAGTAAGCAAGAGTAACATATACTCC